TGCTGTCACCAGAAACAGATAAACTACATTTCACAACATCTAAATGTTCTTTTCTGTATTTATCATTTTTCCAAAGTTCTTTATGTGTGTTCTTTATTGCTTCTCTAGTATTCTCTTTTCTTGGTTTTCCTAAATTAGCTTCAAGAAGTTTTTGTTTATGAACTTCAGTTAATTTGATACCTTTTCTTCCATCTTTTCCACCAGATTCTATATTATAACCAAATTGCTTATCATTAGATTTGTAATGGTTTATCCAATATTTTTCTCTGATGTCAAGTTCTTCTTGAGATTTACATATTTCAATTACAGAAAAATCAAAATTATTTAAGCCGTATTTATATATAGCGTTATGGAAATATGTTTTATGACACTTAGTCCAAGGTCTACTGAACGTCATGTGTTGAATCAATCTCTTGCGCACAGGAACAGTAGTTTGTCCTATATACACTTTCCCATTAATAAGATTTTTAAATCTGTAGATAGAAAATTTAGTCTCAGAATAATCTGGATTTGATAGCAAAGTGGCATAATATTCTTCTTCAGATATTTGCATTTCCTTACTACTCATATTACTCTGATAATTGTGCTACGTACTGTGGATGTGTTTGAGTTCTTGGAGATTCAATATTCTCAATTGCCATGTCAGCAGCTAATTTAACTACTTCATATTGCATATACTCTGGAATTTCATCTAGAGTAGACGTAATATCTTGATTATTAATCTTTCTTGGGTATGCTAGATAAGTAATATCTATAGTATAGGGACCTACCATAAGATCCCTATCTATAAATACTATTAACTTATTATCTTCCAGTATTGCTACAGGTTCTTCAATCCAAGGTTTATTATTATAAGTTTCTAAGAATCTAGTAGCTTGTTCGTGACTAATAAGTTTTACTGTAGCTATTTTATTACTACCAAAATGTAAAATTCCTTCTAAGAAGTACATACGCTTATCTTGAGTATCATCACCATAAGTAATACTAGATTTGAAATTATTCATAGTAAGTCTATTACTTATAGATTCACTTAGTAAAGACAATCCC